TAACAGGTACTGGTGGATTTGGAGCTCATTCTTTTTTATTTGCAGACTCCACTGGACAATTCTTTAATGCAGGAGCAAGCGAGGTAAAAATATTAAATTTAATAATGAACAATGATCAATCACTAGGAAGTATTTTTTATGATGGAAGTTTCGGTTCATCAGGTGTTACTGATAACACTGGAGTTTTATACACAGTGGATTTTATATTCCAACCATAAATAATAACATAAATAATAATTAAAATTAAATTAAATGAAAATTACAGAAGAACAGCTAAAAGAGGTTCAAGAGAACCAAAAAGAATTAAATGAAACGCTAAACAGTATAGGATATTTAGAATCACAAAAACACGCCTTACTTCACAAGATCAAAACTATTAACGAGAACGACGCTGAGATAAGAGGGAAATTAGAAAAGGAATATGGTCAAGTTAATATAAATATAGAAGACGGTACTTATACTGCTATAGAAGAAAAAATAGAGGAAAATGTCTAATATAATAAGAAAGATTAGCATAGGTTCTGATTATAAAAATGACGCTATGCACTACGCTGTTGGTCAACAGGTATATGGTGGTCATGAAATCTCAAATATAATATTTGAAGACATAGACAACTCTTATAATATTTTTATAACTAAAAATGAAGAGGTGTTACCATGGAAGAAATTTAACTCTCACATGGCTATATCAGTTGAATATGATCTTGAGTACTAATGAAATCTATATATAGTTTCATAATAAAACCCTTAGATGAAAGATATAATAACAAAATAAAAGTAGGTGATAAAGAACTAATAATTAATACTAAGATTGAGGATCACAAGTATGTTAGTAAAAGGGCTATAGTGGTAGAAGTACCCATAGCTTTTAAAACTAACATAGAGGTGGGAGATGAAGTTGTAGTACATCACAATATTTTTAGGAGATATTATGATATAAGAGGTAAAGAAAAAAACAGTGGTACATTTTTTAAAGATAATTTATACTTCTGTAATGGAGATCAGATATATCTTTATAAGAAAAATAGCAAATATATATCACATTTAGATTATTGTTTTGTTAAACCTATATTAGATAAATCAATCCTAACAACAGATAACGAAAAACCCCTAACTGGTATAATAAAATACATAAGTAATTCCCTAGAATCAAAAGGAATAGCTAATGGGGCATTGATAACGTTTAAACCAAATAGCGAATTTGAATTTCTAATTGGTGGAGAACGTTTATATTGTATGAAATCTAATAATATCGTTATAGAACATGAATATCAAGGAAACGAAGAAGAATATAATCCAAGCTGGGCAAAGAGCGGTAGATGAACTTATAAAGGTAGCAAAAGAACCTATAATTGATAGTGACGACGACTTGTCAGCCGATAAACTAAAAAATGCCGCAGCAACTAAAAAACTAGCAATTTTTGATGCTTTCGATATTCTATATAGAATTGAAGAAGAAGAGAAGTTGTTAGAGGATAAACCTAAAGAAAAGAAAGAAGAGAAAGCGTTTAAAGGTTTTGCAGAGGGAAGGAGTAAGTCGTGAGTTATAATCAGACTTTATATAAAGTATTACCTAGTGACTACGTAAACCCTAAAATATTAAAGAAAAATAATAGATACAAGAAATGGGAATATGGATACAACTCGGATTATGATTTTATTGTTATAAGTAAAAACGGGACTATTGGAGAAATCTACGAAATTCAAAATCTCAAAATTGCTTTACCAGCAGTTAATGAGCCGACTAAGCGGAGTAAAAAAGAAGACGAACAATACTGGGAGGCAAGAGAATATCCAAAAGAACTCTCAAGAATAAAAAACGTATTTGATTGGGATAAGCATCCAGAGGATTTTAAAGAAGAGCACTATGATTACATAGATGGTGAATTTAAAAAACGTGAAGAAGGCTTTTGGTTCTATAACAATGGTGATCCAACTTACATTACTGGATCTCATTATATGTATCTACAATGGACTAAGATCGATATCGGCAAACCTGATTACAGAGAATCTAACCGTTTGTTCTATATATTTTGGGAAGCTTGTAAAGCTGATAAAAGATGTTATGGGATTTGTTATCTAAAAAATAGACGATCTGGATTCTCATTTATGGCATCGTCGGAATTAGTGAATCAAGCTACAATATCAACTGATGCTAGATTTGGAGTGTTATCTAAGTCTGGAGCTGATGCTAAGAAGATGTTTACTGACAAGGTTGTACCAATAAGTGTTAATTATCCATTCTTCTTTAAACCGATCCAAGATGGTATGGATCGACCTAAAACAGAGTTAGCATATAGAGTACCCGCTTCAAAGCTAACAAGAAGGAAATTAGATTCTGGAGAGAAGTTATTAGAAATAAAAGGATTAGATACCACTATAGATTGGAAGAATACTGGAGATAATAGTTATGATGGTGAAAAGTTAAAACTATTAGCTCACGATGAAAGTGGTAAATGGGAGAGACCTGATAATATACTTAATAACTGGAGAGTAACGAAAACCACTCTTAGACTAGGTAGTAGAATTATAGGTAGGTGTATGATGGGTTCAACATCAAACGCTTTAGATAAGGGAGGAGATAACTTTAAAAAACTATATTATGCATCAGATGTCACAAACAGAAATCGCAATGGTCAGACAAGCTCGGGATTATATTCTTTGTTCATACCTATGGAATGGTCCTACGAAGGATACATTGATTCTCATGGCATACCTGTATTCGATACACCAGAAAAACCCGTACCTGGGATTGATGGATCTAGTATAGACATTGGTGTAATTGATCATTGGCAAAACGAAGTCGATGGTTTAAAGAATGATCAAGATAGTTTAAATGAATTATATAGACAATTTCCAAGATCAGAACAGCACGCTTTTAGAGACGAGACTAAAGAAAGTTTATTTAATCTTGTTAAAATATATGAGCAAATAGATTATAATGAAGATATAAATAATGTTGCTAATATAACAAAAGGTAGTTTTCAGTGGGAGAATGGTATTAAAGACACTAGAGTGGTTTTTCATCCAGATAAGAACGGTAGATTCAATATCTCATGGGTTCCACCTAAAAATCTACAAAACCGAGTGATAGTAAAAGATGGGTTGAAGTATCCTGGTAATGAACATATTGGAGCTTTCGGTTGTGATAGTTATGATATATCAGGTACAGTTGATAAAAAAGGCTCAAATGGGGCTTTACACGGTTTGACTAAATTTAGCATGGAAGATGCTCCTCCTAACCATTTCTTTTTAGAATATGTAGCAAGACCTCAAACAACTGAAATATTTTTTGAAGAAATATTAATGGCTTTAGTTTTTTATGGTATGCCACTGTTATGTGAGAATAATAAACCTAGATTACTTTATTACTTAAGAAGACGTGGATATAGAGGTTTTTCAATGAACAGACCTGATAGAACTTGGAACAAACTATCTACCACAGAAAAAGAAATTGGGGGGATACCAAACTCAAGCGAGGATATAAAACAAGCTCACGCTGCAGCTATAGAATCTTACATAGAGTCTTATGTTGGATTATTAGATGAAACCTATGGAGATATGTATTTCCAAGGTACTTTAGAAGATTGGGCTAGATTTAATATAAATAATAGAACAAAGCACGATGCAACTATAAGTTCTGGTTTAGCTATAATGGCTTGTAATCGAAACTTATACAAACCAGTTGCGGACAGAACAGTTAAAAAAATCGATTTAGGTATAAAAAGATATGACAATAAAGGTTTTATTTCAAAAATAATAGAATAAATGGTTTACACTAACAGTAGCGGCTCTTTTCCAGATCAGGTAGTACCAGATGCAGAGAAACAGAGTTTAGAATACGGACTTCAAGTAGGCAGAGCAATAGAAAATGAATGGTTCGGTGGAAATAGTGGTGGTACATACGGAAATTACGGAAGTAGATTTTCTAGTTACTACAACGATTTTCATAATAGAAGATTATATGCTAGAGGCGAACAATCAATACAAAAATATAAAGATGAGTTGTCTATAAATGGTGATCTATCTTATTTAAATTTAGACTGGAAACCCGTACCAATTATACCAAAATTCGTAGATATTATTGTTAATGGTATATCAGACAAAGTGTATGATATAAAAGCTTACGCTCAAGATCCTCAATCTATATTAAAGAGAACTCAGTATGCTGATGGTTTATATAGAGATTTAATGCAGAAGGATTTAATAAGTTCTATAAAAGAAAATTTAGGTGTAGATTTAACTAGTCAACAAGGTACTAATTTAGATATAAGAAATGAAGAGGAACTATCTGTACATATGCAACTCGACTATAAACAGTCTGTTGAGATAGCTGAAGAAGAAGTTATTAATGACACTTTAGATAGAAACAAGTACGAGTTAATAAAAAGAAGGTTAAATTATGATTTAACTGTTTTAGGTATTGCCGCTTCAAAAACTTCATTCAATACCGCTAATGGTGTAACTGTAGAGTATGTAGATCCAGCAAATCTAGTTTGGTCATATACAGAAGATCCAAATTTTGAAGATGTATATTATGTAGGTGAAGTTAGATCAGTTACTATTCCAGAATTAGTGAAGCAATTTCCACATCTTACTCCTGATGCGATAAAAAAAATACAAAAGTATCCCGGTAACACTAGTTATACTAGAAATTGGAATGGAAAAGACGATGGTAATTCAGTACAAGTTTTATATTTTGAATATAAGACTTATACTAATCAAACATTTAAAATAAAACAAACACCATACGGGTTAGAAAAAGCTTTAGAAAAACAAGATACATTCAATCCACCAGTAAGTGATTCGTTTAAAAGAGTTAGTAGATCAATTGAAGTTTTATA